TAATTATCTGGAATGGAAAACAAATTTAAAATTTGATTTTATAATTGGTAACCCTCCTTATAATTTTAATGGTGTAAAGAAAGTCCCTACAAAAAATAATGTTAATAAAAAAGAAGACGGAAAGACTATTTGGTGTGAATTTATTAAAAGGAATATCTCTCTACTAAATGAGAATGGTATTATGAATGTATTGATTCCCTCTATATGGATGAAACCTGATAAAGCTGGAATGTATGAATTATTATTAAAATATGATATTTCCAAGTTACATACTTTAAATGCAAATGAAACAAATAAAACATTTGGGTTTCATGTGCAAACACCAACATGCTATTTTTTATTAACAAAGAGAGAAAATGAAGGAAAAATAGAGTTGTTTGATTCTCTCAAAAATAATTATGAAACATTAATATTGAGAGAAAATATGCCCATTCCCCTTGATTTTCTCTCTATAGTTAATAAGTTTTTGAAAATAACAAATAAATACGGTAAATTAAATGTAATTAAAACCAATTTACCTAAAAAAGACACTCAATTAATTAATCATTTCTCTCCTCTATTTAAATTTGAGAATGTCAAAACAACCAAATTAGATAAAGAGAAACAACCATATTTGGAAATTAATTATAGTAATGAGCCTCTTATGTTCCATGGAGAACCTAAATTAATTATGGCTCATAAAATGTATGGATTTCCCTACTTAGATCATGAGGGTAAATATGGAATAAGCACGAGAGATAATTATATAATAAAAAATAAATCTATAAAACAGCTGGAATTAATTAAAGAATTTCTCTCTACTGAACTCATTCTATTTCTATTTGAGACAACCAGATACAGAATGAGATATTTGGAAAAGTATGTTTTTGAGTTTATTCCAGATTTCTCAAACATACCAGAAAAATTATTAAAAAATAAAAATATCTATGAATTAATAGGTATAAATCAGAAAGAGAAAGAGTTCATAGAGAGATATTACAAAATAAAATATAATTTCTTTTAATATAAATAAATTATGATATCATATATTAATGTTGGAATTATCATTATTATTTATGGCAGCAGGTAAATCATCTAGATTTGGAGGTGAACCAAAATTTTTAGCCGAAATTGGTCCAAATAAAGAAACATTATTTGAAATATCATTTCTTCAAATAAAAAAGTATATTCATATAAATCATATTCATTTGGTAGTTAATGAACAGAATATTAAAGACATTATAAATAAAGCATTAGAAATCAGATATAAATATAATGAATATTTTGAAATAACAGCTAATATACAAGAAATTCCTAGCTTTCGTGAAAAACCATGGGGAACTGGAGAAGCGGCAGCATCCGCATGGTCATATATGAAAGGTCCTTTTTTATTATTAAATAGCGATGACTTATATGACGAAAAAACATTTGAACAAATAAGTAAGGAATGTGATGAAAATAAGAACTATATAATTGGTTATGAGTTAGGAAAAACCTTGAAAAATAAAAATAAAGCAAATAGAGGATTTATAGAAGAAAAAGATGGGATAGTAAAAGTAATGAAAGAGAAATTGAATATAGAGAGAATGTATTATAATGAATCGGAATTAGAAAGTATATTTGTAAGTGTAAATTTATTTTTGTTACAACCTTCCATTTTAATGGGTTTATTGGAATTATCGGAAGATTTCAAGAGAGAAAATGATTCCAGTTTAATAGAAGAAGCTTTATTACCAGATTTTATAAATAAGATAATTAATAAAGATCAAATGGTTTTACATTTAATTAAAAGCAAAGGGGAATGGAATGGAATTACATTTAAATCAGATTTAGCACAAATAAAAAAAGAAATAAATATATAATGCATCAAATTCAATTTGAAATAATTAAAGAGAAAAAAGACAAGAGTAAATTAGAAAAATTTCAAAATAAAACATTAGAAAATAAATTATGGACACCAATTCTAATTCCAAAATGGCCAATAGAGAGAAATTATATGAAAATCAATCCAACTTTATATGATTTAAAAGAAATAAAAAAAGAAATATTTAATTTAAATGAAACTTGGATTAATAAAGATTTAATCACAAATAATTGGGAAAGTTTAACTTTAAAAAGTCAAAATGGAGAGGAACAATCTTTTTTAAAAAAAACCGATTTGTCTAACTACATTTATACCGATATTATTGAAAAACTTCCTTCTATTAAACAATTATTAGAAAATATCCCAACTGAAATTTATTTAGTTAGATTATTAAAACTAAAAAAAGGTGGAAAAATTAAATTTCATACTGACGAAGAAGTATTTAAAGAAAATAATAAAATTATAAGGGTTCATTTGCCAATCATTACGCATAAAGATGTAAAATTCCAAATAGGCTATCCATTACAAAAACCAGCTGAAGGTTTTAGTGTGTGGAATGCAGAAGTATTATATGAAACACATTTAGAAGAGGGATATTTTTGGTATACTAATGTGAATACTTTACATGCTGTAACAAATAATAGTCCAATTGATAGAATACATTTAGTATGTGATATGAAGCCATTTTTTAAAATTTAAGTTACTTAAAAAAAGGAACTGAGAAAAAGGCACTAAAATAAGTTATATAAATAAATATAATTTAATAAAAATATATAATTATGTTGGATATGTTTTCATTAGAAAATAGAAAATTACAACGTAGTCAATTTGTTCACTTTATAATAAAAATTTTAAACAAAACAAATATATCTAATAAAATTTGGGCATTTATTATTAAAGCTTGGCATTTTACATTCCCTTGGTATTTATTTTTTCTAGTTTTTATCCCAGGTAATTATTATTCTTGCTTATATAATTACATTTGTTTAATTATATTCTTACTATTATTCATTTATTTTAATGGATGTTTTATTAGCCATTTAGAATATAAATTATATAATAAAAATTATGTTAATATTATTGACCCTTATTTAGCTTTATTTAATATACCATTTAATAAAAAAACCAGATTTTATGCCACATTTGGGGTTGCTTTTTCATATTTTTTTGTGGTCAATATAGTTCTTTATTATAGATTTTTTAAAAAAAATTGATTAATGTATTTGATATTTATTTATTTACCATAAATGTCAAACAAGTTTATTGCCACCACTCGTTTTAATGACGAAACCTTTAATCAATATATTTCCTATAAAGATAAAATTAATACTCCAGGATGTATTTATGGCTCTCCTCTACGAATAAAAGAAAATATTCCCCTTGATGCACATATTTATGTTATTGAAATGAATAATTCAATAAATAAAATTCAAGGTATAGGTCTAATTGTTAATAAACATCATCCAGATAAATATTATAGAATCTATAATGATCAAGATTATAACCGTTATATTTATAAAGGCAAATACAGATTAGAAATTGCAAATATTCAAGATCCTTATTATAAAAAAGTAATTCATGTATTAGAACAATTATTATTTAAAGGTGAACGACATTGTAAAAGAGCTCAAGGAATTACAGAACTCCCATATTGGATTTTAAATAATAAACATCAATTTGATTTTATTAAATGTTTCAATAATTTATTTAATAAATATTTAAAATAATTTAATTTATATATATTAAATGTCTACTTCTATTGATTTAAATATTAATAATTATACCCAGGAAGATTTATTAGAATTATTTGATTTATCTGATACTCAAGATGTATCGTATGATGATATTATGAATGCTTCTAATCCTCTTATTACTAGATATACTTCCGAGGATAATTATGATTATGCTAATTTTTTTCAACAAGCACAAAATAAACTATTAGAAGATTTAGATTATGACAGCGATAATGATAATTCTAATATTCAAAATATCAATAACTCTCAATTAGGTAATTTATGGTCTAATCAATATCCTTCTCAACAACAAACTGACCCAAACCAAGCTAACAAAGTTACGGATCGCACACAACAAGTTAACATTTTTAATCAAAATGATAATTATGTTATGAATAAAAATCAATTAGGAGTCAATAATACTTACCAATTACCCGTTGCTCAAGGACAATTGAACCCTAATTTAAAAAATACTACTACTAGAATAGTTAATATTGATAGTCAATATCGTGAAAATATTATCCCTTTTGACCCTAATCCTGATGGCCCATCATCTCCCACTAATTTTACTCTTGATTTAACGGATATATTAAATAATACAATTAGTATTGAAGTAACTGCTTTTCAAATCCCTTATACTTGGTATTTAATAGATGCTAGTTACCAAGCTAATAATTGTTTTTTTGTAGATAATTCTATGGTATCTATATCAAGTGGTAACTATTCTAATACTGAACTGATACAAACTATTTCAGATGAATTATTATCGGTTGTACCAGGTATATCTATTTCTTTTAATTCTACTACAGGTAAAACTCAAATAACCAATAATACAGGAAGCCCTAAAACAATTACTTTTTATGATCCTTCCGGAATATTAGTTTGTGATTCTGTTTGTGGAATCACCTCCAAATTTAATAATAATTTGGGTTGGATACTTGGATTCCGTGGTAATATTAATTACCCATCTTCACAAGCAGCAACGAATCCTTTATATGGACAATTAGTTTATACCATAGCAACTGGTGCTAGTATTACATCGGAAGCATTATTAGATACATTTGGCCCAAAATACTTTTTGTTAATATTGGATGATTTTAATCAAAATCACTTAAATAAAGGTTTAGTTGGTATTACCCCTACACAAAAATATGCTGAAATTCCGTCCTACTGGAATACCAATCTTCAAATTGCACAAAATTGTGTGACTCCCACTTTTAATCATACTTCTGCCCCTTCTTATGTTCAAAATGCACCTAGAAAACTAACACAAGCCCAATTATATACACTTAATCAAACTACACAAGCTCGTGTTTCTACTAATAGAAATATGCTCACATCACCCACAACTACAGATGTTTTGGCATTAATTCCTTTAAGGTTAGCCAATAATTTGTCCCCGGGACAACAAATTATTGATGATTTTAATTTGGATGAAGCTAAAAGAGTCTATTTTGGACCTGTAGATATTGAAAGAATGAGAGTTAGATTGGTAAATGATAAAGGCTATACTGTTAATTTAAATGGTAATGACTGGAGCTTTACTTTAACATCTACCGCATTATACCAATATTAACTTTACAACTCTAAGGTAAAGCCCCTAGATATTTAAATCCTGGAACATATCCATTCCATATTACACCATTACTTATATCTTTTATCCAATTGTAATCGCATTTTAAACTTAAATGAGCAGCTGGATAAATAGCTGGACTTATTAATCCATTTTGAATACCTAGATATCGAAGAGCATATTTTTGATAATATTGTGTTTGATATGTTACATTTTGCAAATAGGCTAGTTCATTATATTTAAAACAATCTATTGAACTTCCTCCAATATCTGACCCTCTAGGATAAAATAATACTTTATATGGATCAACATATATTCCTCCTGCTTGGTTATTTGAAGCATCTGGCCAGCCATATGGAGGATACTGATAAGGAGCCTTTTGATCAATTGGATAAAATACTCTATTTATACCATCTGTAATATTAGCAGTTAAAGATTTCACTCCACTTAAATCAGTCACATATATACTTCCCTCCCACAAACTACCACCATTTGCTATTCCAAAAGCCAATGGATCGGCCAAATATTTACCCATTGTTACATCATACAACGATTCGTAATTTTTGGCACCTAATAGTTTTTGTCCTGTTGATGTTGTATATATATTACCAACATATGTTCCCTTATTTTTTCCAGATTTTGTTCTTTTAATTAATTTACCACCATTTTCAGCAACATTTATAGCTCCTTTAAAAATAGTTTTTTGACGTGTATATCTTGTATTTTCACCACTAGATAAATCTTGATTCGCTTTTCTAAACACATTCGTATATCCCATATATATATAATTTTCAAATATTTTATTTAAAAAAATGTTTACATTATTTTAAATTCATATTGTTTCATTTTATTTTTATTGATATTGTTTCATTTTTTTTACTAGTCTTTTCTTTATTTTTTTTTTTAATAAAGTCAATTCCGGAATTTCCACTTTTTTTAATTTGTTACTTATAATCTCTTTACAGGTAGTACATACTGAAAATATTTCATCATTCATATAAGGAAAATTTATACTACAATCATCATGCAAACATATTATATCTCCACAATGTTGACATACATTTTCTGCTACATTTGATTTACACTCACTACACCTATCAAATCCAGAAAATTGCCAAAATCTATATCGTAATTCGGATTTATATTCCATTTCATTAATTTATAATACTTTTTATAATATAAAACTTAAATCAATTTTATTTTTATTACTTTTATTTTCTACTATTTTATTTCCTATCTGCTATATATTTAGGTTCATTTTTTATTTAGCTATTTGTCATGAATATCTAAATATCTAAATATCTAATCATTTATTCTTCTTCACAATTCAATCATTTATTTTTATATTTATATATTTTATATTATGTCTCCTCAGAAACCGAATGCTTTCCCATTTCCTCTTGAGCAAAAAAACAAATCTTTATATGGTGTCAATCAAAAATTAGACCCAGGAATAGCACGACCTAATTATTTTATCACCAGATCACAATTCAATCCGGCAAGATTTAGATCCAAACAGTCCAATTTAAGTAATCCATCTTTATCTTTTTTTTAAATTAATAATAATTTTTTTTATATTAATATTATTAATTTTTTTTAATTAATTTATATAAAAATTGAAATAAAAATATTTGTTGAAATCACATTATAGCACTAGTGAAGATGAAAATTGAAATTCAAAAGACTGAAAAATGCGATACTTTTATTAGCATATTTAAGCACTTAAAACATTTTACTGATAAAGTTTCTATCCTAATCGATCAAGACAAAATGTATTTACAAGGAATGGATGATTCCCATGTATGTATATATGAATTATTTTTACAAAATACTTGGTTTGATGTATGGAACCCTGAATTTAATAATAGTTTAGAATATCGATTTGGTATTCATTTACCTATATTTAATAAAATGTTGAATATTTGTACAAATTTTCATAGTATTATTTTGGAATCACAAAATGGTGATAATTTAGAAATTCATTTACAAAGCAAGGCACCAAAAGAAGCGTTTAATTATTTATTTGATTTACCATTGATAGATTTAGATGTAGATTGTTTATCTATTCCTGAAACTGAATATGAAGCAGATATTATAATGAATTCATCTCAATTTAAATCTACAATAGATTCGTTGAGTGATTTTAATGATACACTTGATATATATTGTAATGATACAAGCTTATTATTAAAGGCTAATTCAACAGAAGGGTCAATGAAAGTAAATATAAATATGGATAATATAGACCTATTGGCAGTAGTAGAGGGAGAAACAGTAGAATGTAGTTTTGCTATTAAATATATTAGTCGTATGTGTCAATTTTACAGACTAAGCAATAAAGTAGAAATACACATGAGCCCTGAATATCCAATACAAATAATATACAATATTGGAAATGATGAAAAAAACAAAATGAGATTTTATTTAGCTCCAAAAATAAGCGATGATTAATTTTACTTTAAAAAAGGAACTGTAAAAAAGGAACTTAGAAAAAGGCACTATGAAAAAAACACAAATTTGTAAATGGTCAAAATAAAATTGAAGTTTATTTTTTTTTTCATTATTTCATTAATTAATAACATGTTACCTAAATTTGAAATGCAACCACAATATATTAGTTATTTACAAAATAATGTAAACGAGTGTACATGTTGTATGAACATAAGGAATTCAGATACTTCTCCTGAAGTTCAGGAAGTTTTGGATGCTATACACCATGTAAATATTGAATATTTGTCTTTATTAGAAACTTATACTTGGAATAGTATTAGAAAAATGATGGAAGTTTTATCTAATTGTAACTGCTGTGAACGCCATCAAAAAAATAAACCATCTGTCTATGATTTGGAAAATGGTCATATAGGAACATATCCTTCTTCAGGAAGAGATATCTGTAGTGATGATTGTAATTGTCGTTGTAGAAATGAAGCTAGATCATTCTGTAGAATCATAAATAATTATAATTTCTTTTATGTAGATGAAGATGAAGATGTAGATGAATATACAGATGTAGATGAAGATGAAGATGAAGATGTAGATGTAGATGTAGATGTAGATGTAGATGAAGATACAGATGTAGATACAGCTGCAGATAATATATCATCATCAGTATTTCATGATGATTGTAATCAAAATTTGCCAGAAGAAAGTGAAAATAAATGTGTTGAATGTGGAGAAGATATGGGACCTAATAATCCTAGACAATTATGTGGAAAAACATACTGTAAAAATATCATGGTATACGAGTAAGATAATGGATGAATATCATAATTTAATTGAAAGTAAATAGCATCAATAATATAAACAACTTTTTACAATAAATAGTTTTTGAATATATAACATAAAAATAATAATATAAAAAAATTATTTAAATACATAATGTATATATTTTTTAATGGAAAACAAAATTATTTATCAGTGTAAAAAATGCGAAAAGAAATATAAGACTAAAGGCTCATTAGAAAAACATGAAGATAAATGTGATTCCAAAGCACCTGTAACAGAACCACCAAAAAAAGAAAATAATTATGATGTTAATATGACCTTTTTAGAAGGAAATAAGATTGCCGTTGAAGTAAAGAAACAAAGTGATAATGAAGAAGATGATGGAGAACAAGTATTAAAAGAGATTTTAAAGCCTAAGGTTTCGCCTTCTTATCAACAAGAGATTGATAAGCTTCAAAATTTAATCGAAATGTTTAAAACATTGCCTATTCCTGAAAAACAAGAAAGCAAAGATTTAACAATTAATCAACTAAAAAATATTATTGCTATTTTGATGACTCAAAGTCAAAATCTCATTAAAGAAATGAAACAAATGTCTAGAAGAAATAGTTATTTTAAGAATAATATAATGTTGGCTTCTTTTGTGCTAGATAAATGTAGGAAGGAAGTTCCAGAAACAGATGAAGAATTTGAGAATATGTTTTCATAAGTAATAAAAAATAATATTAATAATAAAATTAATATTATTTGAGATAGGATTAAAATACTTAACCATAATAATAGCGCATCGTGGCATAATCCATTTTTGCACCGGTTTCAGGGTGTTTAAACATATGTTCTACAGCTGCGTCGAGCCCTTTTGATGCCATTACATCGGCAGCTTTTTTATTGTTATTATCCATAAGTGAGTATACTTTCTTATTTACTATTACTAATTTTTCTCCGGAACCAGGAATAACTTTTGGTTCCTCATTGGATTCCTTTTTTGTGGATTCCTTTTTTGTGTCATGATTAGAAGACATTATTATATATTTACATATTTATTTTAAATAGTTTTAATTATATGTAAAACATGATTATGGCTCAATATTTATAATATTGGACATCTCAATGTCTACATGTGAATTATCTTTTGTATTTGTGAGAACTTTATTTGTGTTTTGTTTACAATAACAATACATATAAATAATACTACATACTGAAATAATTGATAAATACAATGGATTTTGTAAAATGTATAACCAAACAAATACTACTATCATAGTAAATATCGGAGAAGAAACGCGAATAATTGTACGCTGAATTACAAATGGAGATGTACCTAAAAATTTCAAAATAGTTAATAATGTATTAAATGTTAAAAAACGCATCCAAACACTAGTTCCACTTAAACCCATTAATGATTTTCTATCTATTTCCCATTTCATACCAAGTTGACCTGGTAAATGATTATGATAAGAAGATATAATTATACTTTCTGGTAATTCCGGTAATACATTGGCTATTTTTTTTGACACAAATAAATGTTCTGTTGCGTCTAATATATGTACACTATTATTTGCTGTCATTTGCACTAAATTTTGTATTGTATTCATTATTGAATACCATACTTTTTTTACATCTTTTGCAACTATGTTTGGTATAATAAAATGAACCCATATCACCTCAAATGTTTCTGCAATGAATATTTCAAATATAGTTTGACTAATGCAAGCAGATAAATATGCATATTGCCAAGTTTTACCACGAATCATACCTCTCATTGTCGAATAATAAACAAAAAACATATTCATCATTAATACACATAGCCATGATACTCCTTTAACTTTTGCACTTACCGCTTTTGTGTATTTATAATCAACATTAGATTTTGTTATGAATATCTTTGATGCATTTGTATCACGACCTAATAAATCCAAAATAAATATATGTAACAATTCTAAACCAATATATTTTTCATTTATATTTTTAAATTTTTCTATTTTCATTTTACTTTCTGTATCGACCAACTCTAACTCTTGTTTTAATATGTTTTCTACATCAATCGTTTCATTTTTACATGTTATATAATGATATTTGGTTTTTTTAATAAATGAACCTGTAGGGTCTATTCCCCATTTATCATCAAATATATTTAAATCATTCATCATGAGTATGCGTCGTTGAAGATTTATATCATCAAATAGAGTTGAATTATGATTAATTATAGTATTATTATCATATGGTTCTTCAATTGTTTCAAATATGTTTTCATCCGAAATTTGTTCTTTTAATTGTGAAATTAATTTATTACGATATTGTTTGTTATCATTATTTATATTTTTAACTACTTCTATAGATGATTTTGCCATCATATAGGAAGATTCGGTATTATAAGGAA